AATGATCAACTAACGATTCATGACTACACCTTCCTGAAAGGTGATCCGGTTTACTGGCCACACTGGGGGGCCAGCTATAGTTATGTCTCTACTTGGGTCCACAACAAAGGCTATGGGGGATTTGGCGACCCCACTGCCGCGGGCCTGATCGCCATGGACGATTACGAGTTTCGAAACAGGGAGGAGGACCAAAGTGAGTGGTAGGACTTGGGTCTGTGCCGACCACCACTTCGGGCACGCAAATATCCTGAACTTTGAAGACGCTCAGGGTAACAAACTGCGTGGTTCTCGATTCAAGTCTGTCGAAGAACACGATGAACATCTCATAAAGGTCCACAATGAACTCGTCAGCCCACTCGATCGCGTTTACCTTCTGGGCGATGTCTGTATTAGTCGCCGGAGTATTCATACCCTGGGTCGATTGGCAGGTAGACTTGTCTTGGTTCGTGGTAACCACGACATCTTTAAGCTCGAGGACTACATCCCTTACGTAGACGACGTGAGGGCGTATGTGGTTCAGAAAGACAAGGACGGGAACAAGGTTATCCTGTCTCACATCCCCATCCATCCCGATTGTTTGGGTCGGTTTGGTACGAATATTCATGGGCATCTACACCAAAACAAACTGGATGATACTCGTTACAAGTGTGTAAGCTTGGAGCATACAGATTACAAACCCATCCAGATTTTTGAAGCACTTAAGCTGCGCTGAGTGCGGAAGTAAAGACGCCAATAGTCTCTACGATGATGGCCACACTCATTGTTTTAGCTGTGGAAAAACGACGTTCCCTAATGATAAGGAGGTGGAGGGCCGTAAGATAGCTACTGACATCACACAAATCCGTAAGGATTACAAAGACTTGACTGACCGCCGAATCAGTCGTGCTTCTGCAGAGAAGTATCAAATTTGGAGAAACGAGGAGAATGGCCAAACATATTTTCCGTACTACCACGGGGACGGCAGGACGCACCTTTCTAATAAGGTCCGATACCCGGACAAAGAATTTTCTGTCGAGGGTGATCTTAAGCATAGCGGACTCTTTGGACAACAACTCTTTCCAGCAGGTAGCGCCAAGTTTGTCACCCTTGTCGAGGGAGAATACGATGCGCCTGCTGCGTTCGAGCTCATGGGATCAAGGTGGCCTGTCGTCTCTGTCCGTAACGGAGCTGATGGCGCTACTCGTGATGTTGCGGACAATTTCGAGTACCTCAACTCTTTCGCAAACATCGTAATCTGCTTCGATAAAGATGATGCAAAAATCAACCCTAAGACAGGCGAGATACGATATCCCGGACAGGAAGCTGCTACTGCCGTGGCTGGCATGTTCCCCATCGGGAAGGTCAAAATTCTTACTCTTGCAGAAGGCAAGGACCCGAACGACTATCTTAGGGCTGGTCTTCGTGAAGCGTTCAACCGCGAATGGTGGGCGGCACCGGGATTTACTCCTAGCGGTCTTAAGCTGGGCCGTGAGATGTGGGATGAAATCTCGGAACCCAAGAATTATGAGACAGTTCCCTACCCTTGGAAAGGACTTAACGATCAGACGTATGGTGTCCGATTGTCAGAACTCGTCGTCGTCACAGCAGAAACGGGTGTGGGGAAGACGTCTGTACTCAAAGAGATTGAACACTTTGTCCTCAAAAATGTACCCAAACATGGTATTGGACTCCTTCATCTCGAAGAACCGAACGCGGACACTGCTCTGGGATTGATGAGTATCGAAGCTAACCGCCCACTACACCTACCCGACGTGCGGGAGATGACGCCCAAGGAGGAACTCCGTGGATACTTTGATGCTGTTATCAATACTGATCGGATCGTTATTTGGGATCACTTTGGTTCGAACAGTATCCAAGAGGTCCTCAATAAAGTACGGCACATGCATAATCTTGGGTGCAAGTACATCATTCTTGATCACCTTTCTATTGTCGTTTCTGATCAAAATGGTGATGAACGAAAGCAGCTAGACGAGATCAGCACCAAGCTGAAGACACTATGTATGGAGCTTAACATCTCCGTCATCTGTGTTATCCACCAGAACCGTCAGGGCCAGATTCGCGGCACTGCTGGGGTGGAACAGCTTGCTAACATCGTACTGAAGCTCAATCGTGAGCGGATGTCTGAAGACCCGTGGAGACGCAACGTCACCAAGATCATCGTGGAAAAGAATCGTTTCTGCGGTCGTACCGGTCCCGGTTGTTATCTTCACTACAACGAGCACACTGGCCGTCTCAACGAGCTCAATGAAGAGCAGATCAAGGCGTACAATGCTGGTGGCACAGCCGACATTGAGGTGTGGGCGTGATGTTAAAGTATTTACCCACACCAAATGAGTACCATAAGTATTGGTACATCGATATCGAAGCGGACAGCCTCACGCCCACTCGGGTTTGGGTCCTGTGCGCTTCGCGGATGGACAGAGATGAGGTCCTGTCTTTCGTAGGACACGAAGAGATCAGGAGATTCTTCAATGAAAGTGACAAAGACTCAGTGTTCGTCGGGCACAACATACTCAGTTATGATGGACCCAACATCAAACGGCTGGTCGGACCTGAAGTCTCAAGCTCAAATTCTGTGGACACTCTTGTTCTATCTTATCTTTACAACCCTGCTCTTCCTGGCGGGCACTCTCTGGGTGCTTGGGGTGATCGTTTTAACTACCCTAAAGGCAACTTCGCAGAGTTTGATCGGTACAGTCCAGAGATGGATAAGTATTGTCAGCAAGACGTACGGCTCGGTAAGAGAGTCTTCAAAGGTCTAGTTCAACGTATGTTGCGTATGGGCTTCAGTGAACTCTCGTGCAAGATTGAACACGAGATTAGAGAGGTAATTGATGAACAACAATCTAATGGATGGTACTTCGATATCGCCGGAGCACAAGCTCTTGTTGGACGACTGCGTGGCGAACAGAGCGATCTCGAGCGCCCTATTCGAGAACTATTTCCTCCACGTCTTTCCGAAGTTGGCACTTACCGGAGGCGCCAAAAAGCGGATGGAGGAGAGTTTGCAAGTTATCTCCGACATCTTGCGCAATTCCCCGACGTACGAGATAATGGGGATGGTACATACAGTACGTTTGACTGGGAAGAATTCAACATCGGAAGCCCTAAGCAGCGGGTCGAGCGACTCCTAGGGATCGGCTGGGAGCCCTCTGACTTCACCGAGAAGGGTTTCCCCAAGGTGGATGAAGAAAGCCTCCTAGCGTTCGCTGAGAGCTCTGGAAGACCCGAAGCGCAGGCGATTGCAGAGTGGCTCGTACTACAGGGTCGTGCCAGTATGATTGACGGTTGGCTAAATAACGTCAACTACGACGACCATTGTATGCACGGGCGGGTAATGACTTGTGCTGCCACTACACGGCGCATGATTCACAACTCCCCCAACACTGCAAACATCCCTAAGGCAAAAAAGAAAGTCAAGTATGGCATCGAATGCAGACGACTTTGGAGAGCAAGACCCGGTAGAAAAGAGGTTGGCTACGATGCCAGTGGTCTTGAGATGCGCATGTTTGCTGAATATCTTGCAAATGACGAGGCAACTCTCCTATTTACCACCGGAGACCCCCATCTTCTCAACACTCGCAATCTCGGGCTTGCGGATGAGATGCGCGATCTTACCGTCAAGAATGGTTTTTATGCGTATCTCTATGGAGCAGGGGACCCTAAACTCGGACGCACCCTTAAACCTGAGCTTCAAGGGGGTGAAGCTGGACGATATGGGAAGGAAGCTCGTGCTATCCTTGAAACAGGCACACCCGGACTGGCAAAGCTGGTGGCCGAAATACAAGATGAGTTCCGCGCAAATGGAGGGGTGCTTAAGACGATCGATGGAGGGTTCGTACGATGTGGATCGACTTCTGCAGCACTCAACTATAAACTTCAGTCTGCCGGAGCTATCGTGATGAAGCAAGCTGCCATTCATGCACGAGATGAAATCAGAAAGCGTGGACTGGATAGCTTGCTTGTTGGTACAATTCATGATGAAGGACAACATGATGCCAAGACAGAAGACGCCGACGAAGTCGGACGAGTGTGTGTGCAAGCCATCCGGGACGCTGGGGAAACGCTTGGATTCAGAGTTCCGCTCGATGGTGAATACAAAGTCGGGGACAGCTGGGCGGAGTGTCACTAAAGAAACTCCATGGACTGATAATGTTCTTGAGTATATAAGCTATCCCCTCTAGGGCACTGATCTAGATATTATATCATAGATTTCAGTTCTGTCAAGCCCAATTAAAATAGGAGAATATGTCAAGATTGTATTGACTATATGCCAGATTATGTTATACTATCATATCGACATGGTTACAAACACTAACTACATTACAAATCCAAAAGGAATAAAAACATAATGTTGATTCAAGGCAAGGCTAAGTGGGCTAAGATTATCGGCGACCCTGCGTGGGGTTACGAGAACAAGTTCAAGGAATGGTCCATTGACGTGTACGTCGAAGACGAGACCGTTGCAAAGCTGAAGGCTGAGGGTCTTGGTCCGAAGATCAAGGACAAGGGCAATGGCCAGTACATTACGTTCAAGCGTAAGGAACTGAAGGCCGACGGTACACCTAACCATCCAATCCGTGTTGTCGAT